CGAGACAAGCGGGGAAGGTCAAACTACAAGGTGAAGTTATGGAACTTACTATTTTTATGCGACGGGAAAAGGACCGTTTGGAAAGGATCTTAAAAACGAGGCGATCTATCTAGATATATGAACCACCAAGATTGGAATCCTGTCGTCATTCATGGAAAGGCTGCACCCTCTAATCAGAGTCCACCACAACCACACCGTGAAGTGACGAAAGATCAAAAGTTGGATCGCGAAGAGTTGGGAACACATAAGAAGGTTTCACTTTCGATGGCGAAGATGATTCAACAGGGACGTATTGCTAAAGGTTTCAAAACACAAAAAGATTTAGCAAACGCGGTGGGTGTGAATGCGAGTATTATTAACTCGTACGAATCGGGTAGAGCTATTCCGGATCCGACGATTCTTCAAAAGTTGCGGAGAGTTTTGGGTGTCAAGTTAAAAAATTAATGTACGATTACAATAATGAAGGTTCTGCCTCTTGGAATTTTCTATGTGATTGTACTCCACAAACTTACACATCTGGGTAAGAAGAAAAAGAAGAAGATTTTATGGATTTAGAGTAAATCGGTATACAGACCTGCTATGTAGTAAACCTCATTGAACCCCAAACCAATGAGCTTTTCTGCCGCGAATCGGGCACGTTGCCCCGTATTACAATACACGAGGAGACCCTTTTTGGGGAGACTTTTTGTCGTCTTTTTATTTATTTTGTTGACTGGGATGTGAACTGCGCCAGGATAGTGCCCGAGACGCCATTCCATGTCGGTGCGAACGTCGATAACGCGTTTTATTTTTCCGCTTTTGATACGATTTTTTGCCTGTCTCGCGGTTAGAAGTTGACCGCCCGTGTACGTATACACAGTCAGAAGACCTAAACCTCCAAGTAGAAGATACGGTATCATGTACTGTAACTGGACATTTAAAAAGTTCTACTGGTTGAATCAAAAATAGGGAAAACATGTAATTCATGTAGTTGAAACACACTTAGGTATAAAGATTACAAACATATTGATATCAGAAATGAACAAGAAAACAACCGATGTGTCCACTCGTCTCACTCCTGATCAGTTTGCTAAGCGTTCAATGGATGCCCGCGTGACCGCCATGAACAAAGCACTTGAAGGTGAAAAGGTTCGCTACACGTCTACGAATGATATGGATGCGTTTAAAACTTTTTTGGAGGGGCGTCTGGATCTTTGGAGTTCCTTAAAGTCTGGATCACTCGAGAATACACGTCTTAAGAAGGGGTGGACAAACAGGTATTTTGAACGAATGTATGATAAGACGAAAGAGATTCTAGCATAACTTGAATCGAGCGCTAATCTTTCGCGCCTCTTCCCACCTTCCAGACTGTTGAATAAGGAGAATCGTATTTGGTTTCATTCTTGACAGTGAAAATCCCTCCCTTAACCTTTTAAATGCATAATTTACCGTCTTATTATCTATACCGGTGCGGCGAACTTTGTACTGTCTCGTTTCATTTTCCGCCGCGACGACACGTGTCTCCGCTTGTTTCAGTTTCTCCTGGAGACTGGAAATGAATAACTTTTGTTTTTTCAATTTCAGGTCATCACCTCTGTTCTGGAGCCTGTCCTCCAGTTCTGCGATGATTACCTTCTGCTTTTTGATTTTTGCATTTTTCTTCTTGACGACTCGGTCTATTTCTGGTCCGAGATCGATAACGAACTTGGATGCTTTACGGGGTCGTGAGGAAGATTTAACCATTTTTACATAATTTTTTAGTGGACTGCGATTTACTTAGTTACCGAAAGCGACACCACCCATACCATTCTTGATACGAAGAATGTTATAGTTGACCGCATACACGCGGACGATGTTTCCGACACGCGTACCACCGTTGAGGGACAACTTGGCGTTGTCGATACGGGAAAAGTTTAACGTACCAGTGGGTTGAGACTTGTTCATGGTGATGCAGAAGGGCCATGTGAACGTAGATACGGTACTCAAAGCATCTTGGGGAAGAATAGAACAGTGCATCTCGGGGACGACGTTGTGATGGAACGTCGCAGACATGTCCTCGAAAAGTGGCGTACCGTTAATGTACATGGTCGCCGTATCGAACGTCCAGTTGGTGGACCACTTGTTTGTATCCGCTTCAGATGACACGACGTGTACAGCCTTAACTGGGTGGTTGAAATACGTGAGATCAACTTCGGTATCGGTCGCGGACATGAGCTGGTGCTGGGTTTGCGTGAACAGAATTTCGTGTTCGGTGTTGGTGAAGAATTCACGTTCGGCTGTGTCGAGGTACACATAGGTGCCATACACCTTGACGCCACTGGGCGAGAAGGTGCCGTTACGGCACTTGACACGAATTTCAACATCGTGATACTGAAGACCGACGAGGGGGAGAGACTTGGTCCAGTCATCACTGAAGAAGAAGGGGAGAATGTAATGGTTGGCGAAATTCGCGGAACCGAGTGCATTCTGGGGAACCTCGTCGAGGGTCACGGCGCATGTCGCCTTCGCTTGCGTATCCTTGTATAGAAGATTGTGGACACCCTGAATGTAGAGGGAATCAATCTGGGCAACCTTTTGACCACCGATCCAAAGTTGGAATTCGGTGGTGGTGGAATCATCCTTATCGAAGAAACCAGAGTTCGAGTTACCGACACCACCGATATCATCAGCCTCGATCCATACGTAGCTCAAAAGATCACCTTTCGACTTAATAGGAATGGTGACCTCATTACCACTGGCAAAAGTACCGATGTAATCGAGACGTTCGGGCTTGATCGCGAAATTGGTGTAGCGCTTGTAGTTCTGACGGAAAAAGCTCACTTCGGGCTGACCGGTGATGTATACATCCTGGGCACCGACCGAGACGAGGTCAATTAAAGCAGCAGACATTTATTAGTAAACGATATTAAAATTTTAGCTCGAATCATTTATAGCGAATATGGGTGTAGAGTTTCAGGCACTCACATGGGAAACGGTCGACACAGATGACGAACATCTCGTGAGTATCTTTGGAAAGACGGAAGGTGGTAAATCTATCTGTGTGACGACGGCATTTACTCCTTACTTTTTCATCAAATTGCCTGAACGTGTTACACAACAGACTATTCAAGAAATCTATATGGTTCTTGACAAAAAATGCCCCGAATGTCTCGTATCCTATTCGATCATGAAATCGAAAGATGTATGGGGATTTCAAAATAACAAGGAGTTTGCGTACATGAAACTTGATTTCAAAAATTTAAAAAGTCGTCGTCGTGTTGATTATATGTTGAAAAGTGCGATTCAGATGTCGCATGGTATGGAGCGGTTCAAAGTGTTTGAATCGAACATCGATCCCGTACTCCGTCTGATGCATCGAACGGGTATCCAGTCGACTGGTTGGCTCAACTCGGGTGACTCGTGTGTACGAACCCATCTGGCGAAAGTTGACATCGACCTTTTCTGTAACGACTGGAGAACACTTAAACCAGTCTCACGCGATGATATCGCCCCATTCGTCGTTGCATCGTTTGATATCGAGTGTAATAGTTCGACTGGTAAGTTTCCAGATCCAAATGTGAGGGGTGATGCCTGTTTTCAGATTGCTATTTCGTTGTGTACATTTGGAAATGACGAACCTTATGACAAAACATGTCTCTGTTACAAAAAGACGGATCCGAAAATTGATGGATCAAATATTATCAGTTTTGAAACCGAGCGAGAGATGCTTGAAGCGTTTCAAAAGTATCTACATGAAAAGGATGTTGACATCATGACTGGATGGAACATCTTTGGTTTCGATCTTGATTACATTTACACGAGAGCTTTCATGACCGGGTGTGATCCCGAATTTTTCAAACTTGGAAAATTAAAGAGTCAGGAATGTGAAATCTCAATCAAGAAGTTGAGCTCGAGTGCACTCGGTGACAATGTTCTGAAACTTCTTCCCATGTCCGGTCGGTTCGTATTCGATATGTTTCATGAAGTGAAGAAGGGGTACAAACTCGATTCATACAGTTTGAATAATGTTTCGAAACTGTATCTAGGCGATCAAAAGATTGACATGCCACCCAAAGAGATGTTTGCTCGTTATACAGAAGGTGATCCAGTAAAACTTCGAGAGGTTGCTGAGTATTGTATCAAGGATACGTTGTTGCCACACAAGTTGATGAAGAAGATGTGTATCCTACTCAATCTCTTGGAAATGGCAAAGGCGACGTGGGTGCCTATGTGCTTTCTCGTAGAAAGGGGTCAGCAAATCAAGGTATTCAGTCAACTCACGAAGAAGGCGCGTGAAATGGGATTCATGGTTCCAACGATTCGGTACGGACAGCTTCCCGAAGAACCATACGAAGGTGCTACTGTTCTGGAAGCACAAAAGGGTGCGTATTATACACCAATTACAGCACTGGATTTTGAAGCACTGTATCCCTCGATCATGATGGCACACAACCTGTGCTACTCTTCGTATGTCATGAACGAAAAGGATTATGGTAATATACCTGGTATCGAATACGAAATATTCAGGATTGGGGATCGAACATACAAGTTTGCACAGGATGTTCCGAGTCTCTTGCCAGCCATTCTACTGGAACTCAAGCAGTTTCGTAAAAAGGCGAAAAAGGATATGGCAGCTGCGACGGGGTACATGAAGGAGGTCTACAATGGTAAGCAGTTGGCGTATAAAATTTCAATGAACTCAGTCTATGGATTTACGGGTGCTGGAAAAGGTATTTTACCCTGTGTACCCATCGCGTCGACGACGACGTTTAGGGGTCGTGCGATGATTGAGGAGACGAAGAATTACGTCGAGAAGAACTTTCCTGGTGCGAAGGTGAGATACGGAGACACAGATTCTGTCATGGTTGAATTTGATGTCGGTGACCGGAAAGGTGAAGAGGCTGTCAAGTACAGTTGGGAGATTGGTGAGAGAGCCGCCGAGGAGTGCTCAGCGCTCTTCAAAAAGCCTAATAACCTCGAGCTTGAAAAGGTATATTGGCCCTACTTTCTGTATTCAAAGAAACGGTACGCTGCGAAACTGTGGACACAAGGCAAGGATGGAAATATGAACATGGATTACATAGACATCAAGGGTCTTCAAGTTGTTCGACGGGACAACACACCACACGTACGTGAAGTATGCAAGGAACTTTTGGATGTCGTACTCACGTCGAGTGACACAGGACCACCTAAAGAACTCGCTAAGGAACGCGCGGTTGAGCTACTTTCCGGTGACGTTCCAAACGAGAAGTTGATTCTTAGTCAGTCCCTTTCAGATTCATACAAGGTGAACGGTAAAAATGTATCAATCACAAGTTCGGAGAGTTGCAATATTAACCAAGCACACGTCCAAGTTGTTAATAAAATGCGCATGCGTAAACCTGGTTCCGAACCTCAATCTGGTGACCGCGTCCCGTATCTGCTCACGAATACAGGTGATCCTAAGGCAAAAGCGTTTGAAAAATCTGAAGATCCAAAGTATGTCGAAGAAAATAACGTACCGGTAGACTACAAGTATTACTTCATCAATAAATTTTTGAACCCCGTGTGTGATCTTCTAGATCCACTTTTTGAAAATACAAAACAGGAAATTTTCGGTGAACTCATTAATCAATGTAAACCGCCACCCAAGAAACGAGAACCGGCCCTGAGCACGATGAAAAAACCTGAACTCATCGAAGAGTGTAAAAAGCTTGGTCTTGAAACAGATGGAACGATCGTCAATCTTAAACTTCGTATAAAAAATGCTAGAGTTCCTCGTGAAGAAAGTATTGAAGACTTATTTAAAATATACGAACAAGTACAGAATAAGGAATGAGTTTTAGAGACAAAATCGTAGAGGTATTCGAAGATGAACTGGAAATGCGCATCGATTCGATGATGACATCATACGCGGAAATTATCTCGAACAAATATCAGATTAAGTTGGCATCATTACTAAAAGATATACCAGTTCTTTCATCAAACCCTATTTGTAGAGGTACCAAACCGGATGGTTCGAGATGTACATTCAAGGGTAATCACGGAGGCTATTGTGGAAAGCACCAGAAACAGGGTGAAAAAATTAAACAAAGAACGCACGAAAGTATAAGTGGTCACACACATGGACCGGGATTTAGAAATGTTGTTGGGTGTCCGGGCTGTGAGAAATCTTCTTCATCGAAGGGACTTATAGATTTGGATTCTATTATTGTTAATGAGTAAAACAGATATTCTACTAACATCAATAAATTCATTTTACAACGAAGAAGGAAACAGGTCCAAGTTATTGAATATACTAGACAAAACGAGTGGTATTTCACTGAGAAATCTTGAATGGTTTATCACGAATTATGCAAAGAAAAATCATACATCTTACAAAACAACGGATGGAAAACTCTTTACGGTACATTATGCATACAAGTCAAGTCTCGATGGGTACAGTAAAAAATTGTTTGACCCCTTTTGTCGGTCAGAAAAGTTTGCATACACCGTTCCCGGAACATCTCATGAAATTCATACGACTTTGGCACAGTTAAATTTCATCAAATGGTGTATCAAGAATAAGATTATCGACTATATTTCGAGTAACAAAACGACTCTATTTAGTAAGCGACCGGTGTCACCCGACCACCCTCAAAAATAAACGTTTGGTACCCCGTGTAATACATGTGTAAAGAATATGTATTTGAAGACACGTCCACTTTTGTCGTGTCGAGATTTACTTCGATTTTTGTTTTATCGGATTGTATCTCACCAAAGTCCAAGCTTCCCGACGGTTCCACATTAATCGGATTCATCGAGAAACTATACGTGTAAATATTCCTAATGGGCCTAGAAAGACGCATCCTGTATGGGATGAGGTACTTGAAATAATTGTGATTCGTATTGGTCACATTAGGGAGACGTGTACCGTTAATAAAAAAACTCGCATCTCTCATGACAGGATTAAAGAATGTGAGTTGATCATCGAAATCCACGTTTGAAGAAAAATTGAATCTGTTTTGACAGAAATAAAGTTCTTCATCATTTGTTGGAAGATCGAAAACCTGTGTTTGTCCTACATTATTGTTGAAAGTGGGAGAGCCTGTGACCACACGTAAACCCTCGTCAGCCATAGATAAAGCACCACCGTTTCCAGTCCCCGTCAAATCGCGGTGTAAACGATCCCACGCAAACACACCACCAACGTTTGTAAAGTTATACACTCTCGATTTATTCGCGAGTGGTGTGCCTACAGCTACCCGAGTACCGGTGTTTGAAACAGAAACGGATGTACCAGACTGTTCTCCGATAGTGACACCGTTTATAGCCGGTCCGATCTGTATCCATGCACTAGTAGACGTATTATAAAAGAATACACGGGCGTATCCAGTACCACCACCACTTTTAGGAGCACCCGCGATGAGGTACGAACCATTCTTGGAAAGGTCAACTGAAGTCCCAAATTCATCGCCCGACGATGTTCCATCAATGTCGGAACCTCGTTGAGTCCACACACTTCCGTTATATGCAAATATGCGTACGTGTCCCCGACTCGATTGGTGACCATACGCTCCGATAGCTACTGTATAGTCTGTACCACCGTTAGTCACTGGATTTGAAATCGAGACTGCTTTACCCGAAAAATCTCCGCCACCAACACCGTCCATATTTCCACCCAATTGCTGCCAACCTAGTGCGATAGTGTAATACCATACTTGTACACGACCCCTGTTTGTAAATCCAACATCCGTATATTCGGGTGCACCTATGACAACATGTGTTCCGTTTCCAGATAAAGAAACAGAAGTTCCCGATTTAGTCGACGCTGTACCCGTGATATCCGAACCCAATTGGGTCCATGACTCATTAGTGTATTGATACACACGTGTTATATCCGATCCGGGTGAACCGATGGCGAGAGCTGTACCCGTTTCAGATAAAGAAACAGATGTTCCTAGTAATTCACCATCAACGAGTCCGTTAATATCCGAACCTAATTGTGTCCACGATCCCGATACTAACTTGAATACACGGACACGACCCTTATTTTGATTAGGATTATCTATGATACCATCTTCTGGACTGGTATCAACCTGTAACTCATACTTGGGTTCACCTATAGCTATAGTGGTTCCATCAGGTGATATGGCCACCGAGTATCCCGAGTCATCATTCGCGTTAGTACCTATAATACTTCCACCTAATTGCTTGGGTTCGAGTGCTACACTCTCATTCTCAATCTCAAACTTTGTATTCCTTAAAAACCAATGAAGACATTTAACGGGAATGTTCGGAACGAGATTCGTTTGGATTATCGGATTGCCGAGTTCGCTCACAGTCGTTGGATGTTTTCGAACGATATCCGTCACA